GGATGTCTATCGTGAATTCGAAAACCATGGTTTAGATACCTTGCTTGCCGTGCTCTTTTTACCTATGGAGCTGCACTATGGTTCGCACGCCACTATGGTCCGTGATTATGAAGATTATCACAATTTTTACACCTGGACAGAAGATGGTGATTATGCCATTATGGCTTTTAATGATTGTTCTTTTGATTATCGCCATAGCCTGGTTAATTGGCGTGTTTGGTCTGAAACTACCGTCATACAGGGTCCAAATTTTTGGATTACTATTGAAGATTATCACCAAGATGGTCCTCAACATTACCTCCGCTTCACTCGTATTCCTTGTGGCGGTGGTCTGTTAAGTCGTACCATTCAATGTACTTTTATGTCTGGTTACATTTTGTTTCCGGATTTGTACGATTATTTCTGGGGTCGTCTTTGTAAACAGCAGTCCGAACTTGCTCATATCCTCATTCCTTATGATTTTTATCGACGGTCTTTCAACCAAGCTTTAAAACCTACCGAGCTTGACAATAATGCTGTTCATACTTATATTGTTGGTATAACGAATCGAATTGATATCAACACTAAGGAGATGAACCGAAAATTTACCATTGATCCAGTTGAGCTTCAACATTTTGCATACAGCATGCTTTGGGTGGCTGCTGCTCGTCGTTCTGAGACATCTCGTGGTTGTCGAGCCATTTATGATTATATTGCCAAGCATGATAGTCGTGTCGGGGTGTTTGATCAATTCTTCGAGAATATGCGTTGGCTCTTTACTTGTATTTTACCATCTAAACATGAAAACCCGCTTCATTTGGGAAATTTTGAAGCTCGTCGGTTTACTGATATCCGCACTTCTCGTTGTGCTGTCGTCAAATCGCCGCTTGTGCGTCCTCATGATTTTAACGACATTGTTCAACGTTTATGCGCTTTGTGCGCATCGACTGCTGTCGCGTCGTGTGCCGAATGTCGTACTTGGTTCTGCACTGATCATGTTGACCACACTTGTTCTACTGGCGTTTCGACCTCTGTCGCCAATCCGATGTTACCGATATCTGTCACTCCTACTCCTCCACCAATTGTTCGTCCTTCTGCTCCACCTGCACCTATTGTTTTTACCACTGCATCTACTGCTCCGGATCTTTCTGTTCCGTCTTCGGTTGTTGTATCTACTAATCCCTTTCCCGATGACGATGTTATTGCGTATGTTGAGCCTGAGCCTGTTGTTGTTGTTTCTGATGATTCTTCGGCTGCTTCTGTTGTTCCTATTACATCCACCACTGGTGTTGACGGCGATAATCTTGATGTTTTTGCTTGTGTTTATGACCTCGTCTCAAGTGTTGCCGCTTCTGTTGATCCGAATGCACTTGTTGCGCCTTCAAACATTATTTTGGCCAATCGTTCCGATAATATTTTCCAACTCGCTCCTATTTCGCCTGAGGCTGATATGACCGTGCGTGATCGTCGTGCTTCTGTTGCTATTCCATTGTACGTCGAACCTTTGCCTCAGTCTTATGATCGTGAACTTGCATCTTGGGACAAAGATACTTATGAGCGTGCCGTTTCACAGCTACCTAGCTCAGTTTATGTTGGTCGCAATCGGGCTTGCGCTAAGTTGCGCCAGATTATCAGTGTCTATTATACACACCGTCGTGGAAAATATAGTACTATAGCTGATGTCGGTGCTTCACCTGGAAGCGCCGGTCCTGTTTTAGCCACGCTTTTGCGCGATGGCGGTAGTGTTAATGCTTTTATTTATTCACACGGCCCGCGTTTGGCATCTATTTACGCTGGCTCTTATGCCCGCGTTATTGATTTTGACATTTCTGTCGAGC